AGGAGTAACCCACAATGGTTTAAATAATTGGTATGATGCAGGCTCTGTTGCAGCAGCTGACTCAAGTAATATGAATCTAGATTGGGATATAAGCGGAAATAATAATACTCTTAGCGTAGTTGTTAACTCAAAGTATGTAACTCAAGATTGGGACGTTACTGGAAACTATAATGAAATTGACTATGTGGGTATTAACAATAGCAGTGCTACTTCAGGTAATGGCCACCAGTCTACTATTAATGTAACAGGTAGCTACTGGGATATAGGTGTGTATCAAACTTCTACAGGCAATAACGATTTCGTAAACTTCTCAACAACAGGAAGTGGTACAAGTGGTACAGCGGCTACTCTTTGTATTATTCAGTCTGGTTCTGGTTCCGTTACCTGTTAACGCAAATATTGGCAGCGTAACCGACGTATTCGGAACCGCTGCAGTATTTCGCGAGAAGCAGGAAAACGCAGCCACACTAGACTTCGGAATTGAAAGCTATGATGACGTTCGCACCGCTGCAGGAAGAATAGAACTGAAGTTTCTTGATGACTCAGTTCTCAAGCTTACTGAACATTCTGAGATAGTTATTGACGAATTCGTTTACGACGTAGATCCCTCCAAATCAAAACTTGCCCTCAACTTTGCCTCAGGCACCGCACGTTTCATTACAGGTGCCTTAGGTACAATCGACAAAGATAACATAAAGATAAAAACTCCGACAGCGGAGATTGCTATTCGTGGTACAGATTTTACTGCGACTGTAGATGAATTAGGAAGAACACTTATTATACTTCTTCCAGACGAATTTGGAGATGCTTCTGGTGAAATAGTAGTATCTTCAATGATGGGGCAGGTAACTCTAAATAAACCGTATCAAGCGACTACGGTTTCTCTCATGGAGAAAGAGCCTTCTTCTCCAAAGATACTTGATATAACTCTCGGACTAATTGACAATATGCTTATTGTCTCACCACCAAAGGAAGAAGTATCAGAAGAAGAGTTAGTAGAACAAACAGAAAGTATACTAGACTTTAATGATCTCGATATAGAGCTTCTGGAAGATGAACTCGACAAAGACGCAGAAGCGTTAGAGTTTTCAGAACTTGACATAGATTTACTCGATGTAGACTTTTTACGAGACTTACTTGATGTATTCGAAGAGATAGATCGAGAAGAGGAGGAGGACGTACTCCAAGAAGAAGGAGTGCTTGCTCTTGTTGGAACAAATCTTGGATTTGACCCAACTACTCAAATTAGTTCTTTTTTACAAGGACAGCAAGTTGTTTTACAGAGACAAGTCGAAAACTACTCTAGACTTGAACTTATGCAAAACAACGGATATACAATCAAACTAGATGATGGCGGAGAACGTTTTAACATAATAATCAACACAGGAGGGGATGTTTACATCTCAATAGTGCAAGAATGAAAAAATGGATAGCAATACTTATTACCATCGCAGCTCTTGTTGGGCTACGAGTTTCCGACCCCTTTGCTACGGAGACTGTTCGTCTCAAAACATTTGATTACTTTATCTCTCAACTTCCAGAGAGACAAGAGTTTGGAATAGTTCTTGTAGACATAGATGATGATAGTCTACAAGAGCAAGGACAGTGGCCCTGGCCTCGTGAACTTTTCTGCGACCTACTTCAAGCCGAGGTTACAGGGTTAGCTGTTCTTTTTCCAGAGAAAGACCGATATGGTACAGATGCACAACTCGCAAACTGTATGCTAGACAATCGTACCGTGATCGCAGCAGCGGGGTCAAACTCCGTTTATTCTGGAAAACCGCCTCATGTGGGTACGGCAGCAATTGGTGAAGACCCCAAGCCGTTTCTTTTTTCGTATCAAGGTGTACTCAACAATGTGCCAGAACTGGAAGCTGCAGCAAAAGGAAATGGTGTAACTTCTACTGCTCCTGAACTAGATGGGCTTGTACGACGAGTACCGCTACTTTTTAATATTGCAGATACTTTATATCCAAGCTTTGGACTTGATATGCTGCGTACTCTTGCAGGCTCACCTTCATACTCTCTCAAAACCGGAGAGACAGGTATCGAAGCAATTCGTGTACGAAACTTTCCCATAATCAATACAGATGCAAATGCTCGTATCTGGACTACTTGGAACACAAAGTTTCGTCGTATGTCGGCATCACATTTTTTAGATGTTGAAACAAAGCCAATGATTGCAGTGATCGGGGTCACAGCAAAAGGAGCATCTACTTTAGTTGCAACACCAGATGGTTTGAAAGCTCCACATGAGATACAAGCAGCAGTACTGGCAACACTTTTGAATGGGTCAAATATATCTCGCCCAGACTGGGCAGATGGAGCAGAAATTATATCTTTAGTTGCCGTTCTGATTTTGCTCGCAATTTTGTCATCAAATTTAATTTTTTCAATACCCGCACTCATAACTACCGTATTCGGAGCTGGTATTCTTACGCGTCATTTGTTTCTTTCAGATGGTCTGCTACTAGACCCTTCCTTCATAATTTTTGGAGCGTGCACACTCTGGGCTATCTCAAACTTCATGAACTTCCTTATTCAGTTCAAGATGAGACAACAAATCAAGAAACAGTTTGAGCACTACTTGGATCCGCGCATGGTTCGCAAGCTACAAAAAGACCCAGGCTTGCTAAGACTTGGTGGTGAGCGCAGAGACATGACTTTTCTTTTCTGTGACATACGAGGCTTTACACCAATTTCAGAAGGATACAAAGATAATCCAGAAGGACTCGTAGAACTCATAAATCGTTTTCTTACGAACCAAACAGATATAATATTACGACATGGCGGTACAGTAGATAAATATATGGGAGACTGCATTATGGCATTTTGGAATGCACCTCTCGACGAAGAAAAACACGCAGAAAAAGCAGTACAAGCTGCACTTGAAATGCGTCGAGGTCTACAGGAGTTAAACAATGTTTTACAGCATGAAAGAGGCATTGAAATCAATACGGGAATCGGAGTCAATACTGGACCGTGTATTGTCGGTAATATGGGTTCTAGTAGTCGTTTCGACTATAGTGTCATTGGCGACGCTGTTAATCTTGCTTCTCGTTTAGAAGGACAGTGCAAAGAGTACAACACGGATTTAATTATTTCAGAAGCTACTATGAAACAGGCTGTTTTAAATGAGTATGATAGACTGGGAGAAGTAACTGTAAAAGGCAAAAGCGAACCAGTTTCTATTTTCACCATACAAAAATAGGTCTTGACAATTCGTACTAACTTCTATATAATAGTCCGATGGCTAGAAAAAGAAGAAAATCAACTGCAAAAAGGAAATCAACTCCTACAAATAAAGCACTGTATTCTAGAGTGAAAACTGCTGCAAAACGAAAGTTTGCAGTTTATCCCAGTGCTTATGCAAACGCGTGGCTTGTACGAGAGTACAAAAAACGAGGCGGTAGATACCGAAGTGGATAATATCATGGAAAAATGCGATTGCGGATGCGACTGTAACCCTTGTACTTGCAAAGACTGTAAATGCAAGGAGAAGTAAATGCCTTATCATGCTGGAAAAAAGAAGCCTATGGGCAAGAAGAAGCCAAAGAAAGCTGGCAAAAAGAAAAAGGGTTTAACAGCCAAGCAGAAGAAGCTTCCACCCGCTTTAAGAGCAGCAATTCTTAAACGACAAAAGGGTTAATGGCTTCCCATAGAAAAAAGAAAACTAGTCGCAGGAAAAAGGCTCCGAAAGGGTATCATTACATGCCCAATGGTAGACTTATGAAAGACTCAGCCCACAAAAAGCGAAAGCGAAAGAAGTGAGGAAGTAAGAGGTAAACCGTGAGTTTAACCAAATGGTTTGGAGAAAACTGGGTTGATATATCAAGACCCAAAAAAGGCGGCGGCTTTGAGAAATGCGGTCGGACGAAGGCGGGAAAGAAAAAGTATCCCAAGTGCGTTCCGGCTGCAAAAGCTGCACGTATGACTCCTGCACAGAGAAAGTCTGCAATTCGTCGTAAGCGAGCAGTAAAGCAAGGAGTTGCAGGAAAGCCTACAAATGTAAAGACTTTTGCCGGTAAACGCAGAAGGCAGAAGCGGAAATCCTAATGCCAGGAGTAAGTATAGCAAATACTCCAGGCCTAACAAGACAAGTTAGACGAAAGAAGAAGAAGAAACGTGCCCGTAAGAAAAGTAAAAGGCGGTTATAAGTGGGGCAAGTCTGGAAAGACTTACAAGAAAAAATCGGATGCCATGAAACAGGCTCGGGCTGCCTACGCAAGTGGGTACAAAGGAAAGAAACGTGGCGGCAAGAAAAAGAAGAACTAGGAAAAAAGATCCCCGACTTGCAAGAGCAAAAGTAGCTGGATTCAACAAGCCTAGAAGAACTCCTGGCCATCCTAAAAAATCACACATTGTAGTGGCAAAGGTCGGTGAGAAAGTAAAAACAATTCGGTTCGGTCAGCAGGGAGCAAAAACTGCTGGCAAACCAAAAGCCGGTGAGAGCGAAGCAATGAAGCGAAAGCGTGCATCTTTTAAAGCACGCCACGCAAAAAACATTGCAAAAGGCAAAATGTCAGCAGCTTACTGGGCGGACAAAGTGAAGTGGTAAAAAGACTACAAAAAGATTCACACTATAACGAATTTGATTTAGATGGTGACGGTACTGTGTCCGATGATGAAATTAAAAGGTCTCAAGATATGCTTGAGATCGAGCTTCGAGAAGAAAAGTCCGAAGCTCAAAAAAGAATGGCCTGGGTAGCAATGGGGTCTATGATAGTGTTCAGTGGAGCACTTTTTACTCCTTTTGTCTCCGAGAGTCGTGTGGCAGCGTTAGCTGACTTACTAGGGCTTTTTTATATTGCCCAAGCAGGTGTAGTTGGCGCTTACATGGGTGTCTCTGCCTGGATGAGTAGAAAATAATGAAAGATCCTTTATTTTTAGAATACTTAAACGAGCACTTCGAATACAAGTACGATAAGAACGAGTATGGAAAAAGAGACGCTTGGTATGTGATGAAGCATGTTCCTTATCATGGAGACTGCGAAGATTATTCTTTAACCTATCTGTGGAATGTCTGCGGAAAAAGTTATTTAAAGATGTTTTTTAGTCTTGTCTTTGGTAAGTCAAAAATATGTTTTTGCACAGTAAGGGGCGAAGGACACGCAGTTCTTCGATATGATGGGGAATACTTGGACAACATTCAAAAGAAATGGTGTTCAAAGAAATACCTAGAAGACAGAGGATATGACTTTCATAAGACATTCTTCTGGTGGAATGTTGTTGCAGTAAAGTTACTACAAGGATGGTACTATGCAAAGCAGCAAGAATGGACGGAAGATTCTTGACCTAATCGAGGAGCAGAAGAAAAGTCTTCGGCAAAAAGAAGAGGAAGAGAACCTAACCGAAATCGAGTACTGTAGAAAATACAGTAAAACTAGATCAATGCCACAGGACTAATTATGGCAATTCAGATAAGCCGTGCTGATATTGTATCAGACTATTTCTTAGACTATTCCGAAAGTGATAAGTTTCTCAAACTACCAGTTGAGCCTTATTTGGAATTGTTGAATATTACTGCCTTACCTTCCCAGGTAGCAATAATAAATGGAACAAACAGTCCGAAGTATCGGTTTGTTTGCGCGGCTATATCTCGTAGGCAGGGGAAGACCTACATTGCTAATATTATAGGCCAACTCGTATCTCTAGTACCAAGTTCAAACATTCTCATTATGTCCCCGAACTATGCACTCTCACAGATTTCTTTCGATCTACAAAGAAATCTAATTAAACACTTCGACTTAGAAGTAGTACGCGACAACGCAAAGGATAAAGTTATTGAATTATCCAATGGATCTACTATTCGCATGGGTTCTGTGAATCAGGTAGATTCTTGTGTTGGTCGCTCCTACGATCTCATTATTTTCGACGAAGCAGCACTTGCAGATGGCAGAGATGCTTTTAATGTTGCACTTCGTCCGACACTTGATAAAGATAATTCCAAAGCATTATTTATTTCCACACCGCGAGGGCGCAACAACTGGTTCTCCGAGTTTTTTGAAAGGGGTTTCAATGACGAGTTTCCGGAATGGTGTTCTATTCGTGCGACTTATAAAGATAATCCTAGAATGTCTGAAACGGATATTCAGGAAGCTAGAAAAAGTATGTCCGAGGCTGAATTTCGACAAGAATATGAAGCTGACTTCAATACTTATGAAGGGCAGGTCTGGGACTTCGACTACGAAGGTTGTACGGGGTCACTC